TCCTCACCGTCATAAACAACGGTAGTTTCCATTTCCCCAATTCGAAAATTGCTGCCAGCCATTATTGAGCCTCCGTTACTTCAATTTTTGCACGCCAAATAGGTTCAGCGTCTTTCACTTCTGCTTTACCACCAACCACATATTGCTCATCAGATTTGACGATGGAAATGTAGTTATTTGCATCAGGGTCTAAGTAGAAATATGGGAAGCCTTCGTAAGTCTCGATAACTTCGGACGCGGCCTCTTCAATGTTTACTCGCTGAACGGCTGTATTGTTCGGCTCGTTAGTTTGAATGTAAGAGGTGATCGCCTCTTGCGTTTTTAGCTGCGCTTGACGGTCGATGTAGGCTTTAGTAATGGCAGCATTGCCATTTCCGAAGAAACCTAATGTTGGACCATCCGAGCCATTCAAGAAGAAAGAAATACGCTTGTTAAACAAGTCATCCGCTTTGCCAACTGTGTAAACGACTGACGCAGGATTAGACGAATCAAGCACGTAGTATTGGCAATTTCGCCAGTAAGCTTGTGACAGTAATCGACCAAACGCTTCATAACATCCAGCGTATGAGCCTGCATCATCAAGAAAGACGGTATCTTTCATCGCGATTTGTTCAGCCAATGTTTCGTCGCTGGTGGCGTAAGCTCTCACGCCGTCAAAATCCGTAAAGTCGATAGTTTGCGCCGTGGCAATATCAATCTCTTTAGAAAAGCAAAGCGTAAAGTAATCGGTCGGATCAAAGTCGATTGCATCTGTGTTTTCTGGATCAACTTCATCTGCAAGAATTAGCAAATAGAATTTCTCCAAGCCACCAGTCATCAAGTATTGAACTTCTGTATTTGCCGTGTAATTGGCAATAAGCGTCGGATCATAAATTGGCACTACTTTGTACAACGCAGGGTCAATAATATCGCGTGTTGCCTTGACTGATTTTTTACTGGTTTTTACTGGGGCTTCCTCGCCCTCTGCCGCTGGTGGCGTGTAATTACCAGTAACCATAACTAGGCATTTATACAGAAAGCTGTAATCTGCCTCTGTAGCGGATTGAGCTTCGCTAATGCTCACCGCATAATCGAAAACAAGTGTATTACTCATAGTCTATCCACTTAAAATGTTTGATTTTTTCGCGTGTTTTGTCGAACTCGATTTCGCACGCAAAGTGAAATTCTTTTGACACCGAAAGTACGCCAATCGACATCCAATCGGACGATGCCTCCGTGTTGATTGAGGCTAGAGAATTGTTGTTTGAACTTCGCTTTTTGTACTTATCGAAGCGACTACCTAAAACGCCAAAAACTGGCTTGTCTCGCCCCATGTCAGCTAGTGACAATCGAACGGTCCCAAAGAAGCGAATGTGTGATTCTGAAAAATATTGCTCACGCACATTTAGGTACTCAACGTAAACATTGTCAGCACCGTCGTGGAGCGCTCCTGCCCAATCAATGGGGTTGAGTTTGAATATATTTCGAATCTCGTCGTGTAACGCTTTTCTAAACATATTGAGCCTTTATCGAATTGAAGAATGAGCCTGTATCGACCATAGGCCAGTCAAAGCCTTTACCTTGGACGTTATGTCCGTTATATCCGGTACCGCCTTTGATGGTCGTTTGAGAGTTACTGCCGTAGTCTTTTCGCATGATGGGGTTGCGAATAAGTGCGCGAGCTGCACTCTCGATGCGTCGGATCATTTCTGGCGATTGATTGCCAGCATCAAACATCTTGATAAGCTCGTTAGTTACTCTTACTACGTCTTGGTTTTTGAAGTGTTCTGGCGCGTTGGTGAAAACCTTGTAACGGGTGTCCATGTATTCGGCAAGCTTGGTCATTTTCAAGTCTGTCTTGCCTTGATTACCAGTCTTAACTCTCGAAGCTTGTTTGCCTTGAAATGATTTAAGCGGCTTTTCACGGTCTGCCATTCTCGCTGTTTGGTTTTTATCCAAAACGCCAATTCGAATATGGTGGGAATTGAACTTTTTCACTTCTTGTTCCAAGTTAGTGAAGTCAATATCAATGTCTAAAGTAAACATTAAATACCTCCACCAATAATCGGTATTCTCGCTTCTTTAACCACTGGCTTTTTGTCAGTCAGAGAACAACCGTTAGCTTCTGCTAGTGCCTTTAATCGAACTAAAGTGAAGCGCTTATTGCTATCCTGAGAAACGCGCTCGACAAGCACGTTCTGAGAAAACTGATAACACTCACACTCACCTTTGGGGTCAGCATTAATCGCATTGGCAAAGTCGATCTCTTCTTGAGTCATTGACTCGGTACCGCAATTTCGAAGTATCGTGTCGATGAGTATTTGCGAATCTTCCGAAATCATATCTACTCCAAAAGAAACAGGGCCCCACTTAGTGAAGCCCCGTATTGCTAGTTAGCTTATTTCTTAGCTTTAGCTCGGTCAGCCGCCGCTTTAGACGCTGCTGTTGACGTTTTTTGGTAAACGTAAGCACCACGACCTTCGATTTCGTTAGCCGCTGATTCGTAGGTAAATAGCGTTTTCTGAGTCAAACCGTGAGCGTCGCCGTCAGCTTTTGAGTAAATGCCCGGAATAGAGCCGTGATGGTTGTTTACTGCTGGGCGGTAAGCTAGGGAAATGTGAGATCCGGTCTGAATAACGCTAGGCACTTCTTTTTGAACCATTCCAGCGTAAGCAGACGAAATCTGTGTTTTACCTGTAGTGACGCTGTCACCAGAAATCACCAACGGCTTACGGATGATTGACGCAATATCACTTGTGTAGCTTAGGGTGATATTTGGGTAATCCGCTTCGGTAACACCAAGCTCAACTGCCATTTGGCTGTATAGCGCTTCAATGACTGTAAATACTTCTGCCATTGACGCGATAGTCACTACAGTAGAATCCAACTCTACTGAGTTAGGGTTAGCAAACATACCAGCGTTACCGTGTGCGCCGTGGAAGTGTTCGTAGTCGTATTGCATTAGCATACGGTTAAGAATGCCAGCGTTGATGTTTACGTCGCTTACGTCCTGCATGTTAGAAAGCGTGAACTCTACGTGCGTAGGTTGACGATGGTACGTAAACGAAACTTCTTTAGCGTGCGCTTGCGCTAGTTCGGTAGTCGCTGGCGTTAACGCTTCTGCGAATTTCTGCTCAGGGAACTTACCAGCCACATCGTAGTTGATGCTGATTGTTGATGCCTGTTTTAGCTTGCCGTCGGAATAGTTAATGTCATTGGCAGCAAGGTTTGGTGTGTACGGGATGTAGGTAAGCTTGTTGCTACCCATTACACGAGCATTGTATTTACGCTCGACTTTCGATTTAACGACGATATTAGTTGCCATGAGGCGTTCCCCTTTTTCTGGTATCAAAAAAGGGCTTGCCGGTTATCCTGGTCAAGCCCTTTTGGTATCGCAAATGTGTTGGCCACACTCTGCAGAGTGTGAGTTTTGGTATCAGTTATTTTTTCGCAGTTGAGCGATTTGATGTTTTTGCTTCTGCGCTTTCTGGCGTTGGCGCTGCTGCTGGCTCTTCACCTGCTGCTGCTACAATTTCAGTCCAGCCAGAGTTTTGTCGGCCATATTGCTTGCCGTCAGTTGGCGCTTCTGGAATACCAGACGAACCGCCTACAGCTGTTGATGTGCCACCGTACAAATTGACCAAAACACAATCTGGAATTTCGTTGCAGTTTTCGTCCAAACCAATGATGCCAATTTCTTCAACCTCACCATTGATTTCTGTTGAGTCAGCCGCGCCGCTTGCAACGACTTCACTCGTTACGTTATCAACCGCGAAACCGCCGCCTTCCGTTAGCGTTTCACCTTCTTTCACACGCAGACAAACACCTTCACCTTTCTTAACGACGCCAGTTACTTTGCGAACGTCATCTAGGTCATGCACAGCGAAACCAGCGAAACCAGTACCGTCGAATGCTTTAACCGTTGGTTGCGAGGCGTCTACAGCTACGCGAGACACAGCGCCACCAGCAAGGATGGTGCCTTCGAATTTACGTGGCAAAACAACGTCTGAATTGCCGCGGTAGCGCATGCTACCTAGAGGGACTACACGAGCCATAATTTATCTCTCCGAGTTAATAGGTTTGTTTTTGCTTCTAATAAAAAGGGCAGCTTTTACGCTGCCCCTGATTCTGATTGTTGACCTTGTTCGAATCGTTCACCGAAATTGGCAATGGTCGATTCGTCCTTACCGCTTGCCGCTGGTACGTTAGCGTCACTTAGTTTGGTTTTGTTATAAATGGCGCGTTCCAAAACAGGCCATGCGATAGAGCGATCAATCTCATGCGACTTCAAGCCTTCCTTGGTGATGCTTTCGCGCACTGTGTTGCGATCTCGCTCTTCCAGCAACTCAAGCATGCCTTCATCTTTGAAGAATGCCTTAACTGCTGCTGCCGCTAGACCTTGTGCACGTTCTGTTTCGTTTTTCGCCCACTTGTCTACGCCTTCCGTTACGTCATCAAGAGTGAACCAGTCAGGGAACAGGTCTTCGTTATCAGAAATAAACTGTTTGAATTGAAGGTTGAACTTGATCGCGTCGGTCAGTTCGGCTTGATTTGTGTTGTCGGTTTTCTGCTTTTTCTGCTTTTCAACCAATTGAGCAATAATGTCCATTTCGTCATTTTCTGGCTCATCACCGCCTTGCATGTTTTTGATTAAATCGCCAAGCATATCTTCAACGGTTTGTGGCTTTTTGCCTCCGAGTGCTTCAAGCAATTTCGAAAGGTCTGGCTCTTGTTTCTTGCCACCAGCTTGTTGCATCAAAAGCTGTAGTAGTTGCGCTTCCATGCCAGAATTTGGCGTTGATTGACCACTACCACCAGAAAGTAGGCTTAACAGTTGCGGATTAAGACCGTTTGGTTGCATGCCAGAGCCAGCGCTTAGGGCTTCGATAAGTTGCTGCATTGGGTCTTTTTGCTGATTACCTAAAAGAGCTAAAAGCGGATTTTGTTGAGTTTGGTTCGACTGCATTAGCAGTAGTTGTAGTAACAATGGGTTCATTGCAATTTACCTTTATTTAAACGTTGAACGATGGGTTTGACGTACTGTTGGCCGCTTACGACCTTAATACCGCACTGACAGTTGTATTCGACCGCAAGACCAAGCTTTACCGCTTTCTTGATAGTCATCTTTTGTCCGTAGTGCAGAGCGTGTGTGGCGCGTTCCTCTTCTGCCGAAGATGGTTGCCATTCAATGATGATTTTGTCGGCGTACTTCGAATTAGCGATTGATTGAACAATCTCGCTACTCAGCGTGCCAGTGATGGTGTTTTTGATGTTTTTAGCAAAGTCGATATTGTCCTTATTTTTGGACTTCTCCAATCTGCTTATCGTTTGGTAAGCGTTAGATTTAGCGCCAGTCAATACCGAATACCTGTTAATGATTTTTAGCTGCTCTCGCTTAATACCTCCGTCGTCGTTGTAAAAGTCATCAAAGTCGATGCCGAACCACTCAATTAGGTTCTCCGCCATCGTGTATGGATAGATATACATCAATCACGCTCCTTGCCCTTCTCTTTATCGAGCAATAGCCAAGGAATGACTGTTTTAATTGCGTTTAGCTTTTCATCTTTAGAAAGCAAACTGTTCATTTCGAGCGCGTTAAGAAAGTCGCCAACTTCTGCCAGTTGTTCAATGTCTGGCTTTAGTTCGAAGTCGGCACCGAAAACAGAATCAAAGACACCCTTTAGTATTTCGTTAAAATCGCGCTCTGAGGCTTGTCTGTTCTGCTTTCTGTCACCTTCGCCAGTAGAGCCTAGGCTTGCGGCAATCTCGCCGTTTACGAACGACATAGGGCGTCCAGTGGCGTTGCATACCAAAGAGAATCCAAACTCCATCTGTTTTACTGCTGGTACCATGTCCACTTTTGGCATTTCGATATTTGATTCAGAGTCGATATACGCGCCCTTAGATTCCTCCAATGCTGCGTTAATCTGCTTTACCTGAGTTTCTACAGCTAACAACACTTCTTTGTCTGAGATTAAATCGCTCAAACCGCTAACCTTCAAAACGATTGAACCACCAACACGAATCAATTTAGCCGCGCCGATGATCGCATCGAAGATCATCCCAAAGTATTCTTCGAGCAATTCCGTTCGGTAGAAATCCTCAAAATCTAAATGCACAAAGTCGTATGCTGTCGCGTCATCGTCCTTGTGAGCTCCGATGAAATGCGTTCTCTCTTCAAACCAATAAGCGTTCTTTCTGTTCTTGATGGGGTGTTTACGCAAAATGACCTTTTCCTCATCTGCCATGGCTTCGATGATGTAGTACATCAAGCCTCTTACCATTTCTGGCGAATGAGTGTCGTAGACCGTTTTAGAAAAATCCGACTTCCCGATTTCTTCCGGTACAGCTACGATTTCGAGAGTTGCATACAGAATGCGTGAATACAGTTGCTTTATGGCAATTTCGATATACCGAGTCTTTGCCATTGAAAACGGACAAACTTCGGTAATTATCGGTAGCGAAGCTGGATCTTTTTTCTTTATGAAACTTTGCCACCAGCTTTCGTCTCGATTCTGCCTTTCGCCGCTTTTGCCTTTATCGAATAATCCCATTAATGGCGACCTCTAATCTTTATCTTGTCAGTGACAATACCGCTTCTTATTGCTGCGTTAGTGAGTGAATCTGGCGCGTCGTCGTATTCAGCATCTTTGTTGAATTTGACGCAGTGAGTAATCCAAGTTTGATTTGACCAGTTTTCAACGAATCGCAAGCGCATCATTGAGAGGAAAGCACCAACACGAAATATGCGGTCGTGCTTATCGCCTAGCGTTGTTCTAGGCGTTGCATCAATGCCCCTTACTGCAAAGTAATCTTGAGGCGCGGTACCAACGCCATTGTCTTCGTAGAAAACGTCGATAACGGGGAACTGGTCTATCTTTTCGGTTATTTGGTCAATGGCAGCGTTCCAAGATTGGTGGAAGCAATATCCCCATGCGAATACATAACCGTGTGATTGAGCAATGAACGCTAACGAGGTGAAGTCTCCGCCCTTGTACGATGGATCGAGAAATGCGTAACAAGGTGGTGGCTCTTCTCCTTCCTCTGCGGTGACTATCATCGTATCCATAAACGGATAACCAGAAATCTTCGGTGATGGTTTACCAAGCCAAACGTGCTCGTAATAAACCTCTCCCTCTTCCGCTTTTGCCTGTTCCAATAATTGGGGATCACGATAACGCGCTGGCAAATCAAAAATGTTGATATGCACAATTCTTGACGACTCGCCAAATGTGCGCACTTTCGTAATTACGGGGTCTTCTGCAAAGTTAGGGTTCATTGCGAAGAAGAAACGCGCCTCGGTAACATCAACATCTTCCTCGCCAAATGCAAGGCGTAGCAGACGCTCATATTCTGGCGTAAACGAAACTTGACCAGAACGGTTAACTGTAGGGAAAAGTACGTTAAGCGAGTCTTCTGAGGCATCTTGAGCCTCATCCATAAACACCATTCTTACTTTGTGCTTACCTTTGATTTTGTTTACTTGGCTAAATGCAGTTTTACCGCCAGTGGCACGCAAACCAGTAAATGCAAATTCAACACTTGTCAGCTTGTTGATGATCTTGTTATTGGTGATTTTGAAGTAAGGCTCTAAACCAGCCTGTTTGATCAAGTCGCTTACTACGGAATGTACCGAATCTTCGATTGAGTTTTGAATTTCACGCAGAATCAAGAAAAGCGAATCACGGTATTTTTCCTCAAACGACTGCTCAAGCATGTAACAGATAATCGCAAAGGTTTTACCAGAACCACGACCGCCCTTTAGGACGATGTATTTAGCCGATTCGTCGCCAAATAGTTTTCGGTAAATAGGCGGTATGTTGAACTTGTCTGGCGTATCTAAAAGCATCTTTTTAGCGAATGCTCTTATCATGCGCTGAATGTGCCTTGCCTCTTGTATCGAAGTCCTCTTTTCGACTTTTTCAATAAAGCTGTCTACGTCATCAATTCGAGAGATTAGGTTAATAACATCGTTAGGCGTCATCTTCTGTTGCGTCATCATCAACAATGTCCTCGACGTTCATAAATGCTTTCAGCGTTTTCCCTAGCTCTTCTGTAATGTCTTCGATTGAAACGTCATCTAGGTCATCTGGTAATTCAGGCGGCTTGTAGTTATCTCTGTACTTCTCAGGAGCAAGCGCTTTCAAACGAAACATTAAAAGCGAATCTGAGTATTTTACGAATGGGATTACCTTGTACCCGTCCTTGGATACCTTTAAAGACTTAAAATCTGTGACACCTTCCATTGCTCGACGGTCAGCTTCCTTTTCAAGCTTTTCGACAATATCCAATTGCGCGTCGTTTAACTGCTGAGCAAAGGTAGGGTCATCGGCTGCATAGTCGTAAACCGAGCGACGAGAATATCCAGCAATTTTTGCAGCTTCACCTATCGTCGCTTGTTTCTCTAATGCCTCAAAAAATCGCTTGTCTCGTGCCCTTGTACGTTTTGTTTTTCTGGACACTTAGAAAATCTCCAAATCTAAAAATCTTCGTTTTGACTGAAAATGCTCATCCACACTCTTCTTGTGCGAAATGTGCGAAATGAAAATAAAAAAAACCGCTGCATTCCCCTATTGGTGGGGGAAGCAAAACGGTTTTCTTTAAAATCGTGATTTTCGTAATTTGCGCTTTTTGTTGATTATCGAATTAAGCGATTATCGTTTTGGTTAAAAGCGTATATGAAGGGATACATTACATACCCCTTAATATTCACTTTTTCGAGAATTTATACTTCCTTGGTTCCGTTAAACATTGGGTGATTCGATTCAATGCTTGGCGGTGTGCTGCTCCATACGTGAACTGGTAAAACGGTTAATTCTTCTTTTTCCGTTTTAAAGTGATGTGGGCACATTGGGTCAAGAATGCAAACCATGCCGGGCAACAATTCGGTTTCTGTTATATCTGCCGATTGTCCGACTATGCTATATCCCCTACCACTGGCAACTAACACTACTCGCGCCGTTGGGTGAATGTGGTGTACCTGTTCGCTTGTATGCGGTGGAATAGTCAATTGTTGCAACGTTGGGTCGCCTACTCGCTCAGGTGGGAATATCTGTCTTGTAGCGCAGCCATTCACATACGGTAGATTTACCTTTTCGAGTAAAGTAGCCGTTTTGTCTCCACACTGATAACCGCGAAGCACTACAGCGTAATGTGTGGAATGCACCTTCACGCCACCAGCTACCCAGTACGCTACGTTGATATTGTCATCTACGTAAATAACCGAATCGCCCTGCTCAACCAATATGTCGTGTTCGCCACAGTAAGCCGTATAAGCATAAAGCTCATTTACTCTGTTTTTGCGCATAACAGGATCGTCAATTGGATTGTGATAGAAAACGCCATATTTGCTTTCGTTCTCCATTCTTACCCCTTAGCTAATCATTAGCTCAATTTCGCGATTTCCGATTCGCTCTGCCCGTTCAAACCGTTTTGAGCAAAAATAAAAATCGTCATTTTCCCATCTACCAAAAAGCGGCATGTTTTTTACCGAAATCGTAAAAACGCTATTTTTGATAATTGCGATTGCATGATTTCCAGAAAACGCGAAAACGCTAGAAACGTCCCTAACGCTCTCTAGTGCCATTGCAATGATCTTTGTATCGTGAGTTTCGCCAATTATCCCAAACCGTTCTGATAGTAACTCTGGCTCGTCGACGGCCCCGTTATGAATAATGGTTGTGTCGCCAAATGTAATTGGGTGAGCCATTTCTAATTTGTCGAAAGTGCCAACGCCGTTATAAAGCCGATAATGCCCTAGCATGTAGCCACCAGCATATTCGCTCAAATCTGGTATTTGCCTTCCTAGAAAATGCTTAGTTTCCCCGTTTATGCAAAAGCCGCACATATCGGTACCGCGATGTGATGCCAACACCGATAAGTCAGTGAGCAATTCAATATTCGGGGTTTTACCTACATGCCCGAATATTCCACACATACGCGCTTTGCCCCTTTGAAGAAATCAGCCATTTCGTGAACTATCTCAGGATCAATCTGATAGACCTCTCGCCAGCCGTGCAACTCTGATTCGCACCACTGCCTAGCAGCCCAAGGATGGGTACCGCAACGATAACCACGAGGCCATTTGTAAAAAGGTGGCTCTTCAATTCCCTTGGCATGCAGTAAAGAGAAAATGTCGTAATGGGTCCATGTAGCAATTGGGCTATATCTGAGCACGCCCTTGGCGGTGTAAAAGTCGTTTCCGTCTCTTCCGCAAAAGTTACCGTCCTCATAGCGACGACCGAGGATGATCCCATCTAGATCATTTTGCTTGTAATACTGCGCTTGCGCCTTGTGTTGAACATTCTTGAACCACGTTGCCGCCAGCGCTGCATTTTGAGGAAATAGCAATTCTGGTTTTGCGAGAATTTGCTTTAGACCAAATCCGGTGTTTATTACCGATAGTCCATCAGGCATGTGGTTAGTTACCCATTTCATAAACTCAGGGTACTCAAGCTGAGAAACGCCCAAGACACAATTTTCTATTCCTGCCTTTTCACAAACGTATTGAAGCGCGAGAGAGTCTTTACCGCCAGACCACGAAAACGCGAGTTTTCTGTTTTTGGCAAATTTGCCAATTCTGAAAATCGCGTCATCAACTAAATTATCGATTTCTGATAATGGCCTTTTTTCGGCTTTTCTCTTTATGTCCAGAAAGTCTTCGTGAGTGAGTGATTGTTTTCTCATTTTGATGTTGGCTCCCATGCTTTGCTGAACTCGCCGTTTTTGACGATTTCAGAATGTGGGACACCAACTCTTAATGCGAGTCTAACCACTTCCTCTTTTTCCATTTGAAGACGATCTTGTATCTCCTTGTTTGGCACACCAGCCTCAATCATGCTTTGCACAATTTCAGCCATGTTCAACACAAGGTGGGTACCACGCGCCCTATTGTGACGAATCGTGCTCATCATTTGATGCTCACCATTCGACGGCTCAGTCATAACAGTAGGAACATAACCATCTGTTAGGGCTGAAACGTCTTTATCTTCGCTTACGGTCCATCGGTGAAAACCGTCTACGATTTCTTTGTTTTGGTTGATGACAATAGGCTGAGTCCAACCGTCCTCCAAAATGCTTATTTTCAGCAATTTGAGCTCAGGCGGTGCAACCTTGTTTGGGTTGTAGCCGTTAGGCGTCAATTCTTCGCGTTTTAACCACGTTATTTTTGATATTGGTTGGTTCTCTCGGCTCATAGGTCGATTTCCCTCCCGTAAAGCTCCTGCGCTTCTTCTGGCGTAATGCCTAAGCGCTTACAAGCCTTTTCAGCTTGATCCACCAGCATTTGTTTAACCCTTCCTTTGAAGTCGCCGCGTGTTGCTGCTTTGGCTAAGAATTTATAGCTAAGTCCAGTTAACGGGTGTGTGTCTTCTTCCGGTATCGGGTCTGCTGTCCTTTTTGCGTGATAGCGCATCATAGAGTTGAGATTGTCTACGACTTGCTCACGATACTTTCCCTTGTATGTTTGAATAACGTTTTCAACATATTGGCGATAAGTCCAGTTATCCGGCTTTTTCGCCCTAGAGTACAATTCCGTATTTCCATATCGCGCTGCGGTCGCGGCACCGGGTACGCGATTGATCATCTTGTGCCACAACTCTGGAAAACATTCCGCATAGAGATCAAGTCCGCGCAATGGCTCTTCCCCGTATGGAGGGCAAACTCTTTGGTGCAAAAGCTTATCGTGTAACCTAGTTCGGTTGAAAATGTCATACGTCTTGTTGTAATCGGCGTTCCTGTTAGCGATTACTCGCCAAACGTCATTACTGGACATATCGTAAATTGGATAAGCCGTCATCGAACCGCGCTTGCGTCGTATGATGTAGTTTTCATTCTTCTTTTTGAGTACAGCCCGTAAACGTCGAATTGATTCTTGAGTACGAATACCCAAAACCAAAACTGTATCTGAATACTCAAAAAGCTTGTCGCAAAATTCTGGCACCGTATCACCGAACTTAAATGCGGAATGTTCGGTTATTGCGCCAACGGGCATATCTCTAACCCATAAATGCTCATATCGCTTATCCCAACAATGCCAAAATGGTTCATCGTTCGAACAAGCGTTTCTGTGTTTGAACTCTAAGCAGTACCATTCAAGATCTACGTCGTCACGTTCAGCCACACGATGTACAAACTCAATAGTTGGTGGGTGAATGGCTTCTTCGTCGAAGAATACCGCTCTTACTGGAACTCTATTCAGTTCGTGCGCAACTTCTAAAACAAGTTCTAAAAGCGCATTGCTATCTTTACCACCAGAAAAAGAGACGGCTACGTCTCCAAATGTTTCGTAAAGATACCTAATTCGCTCTTTCGCCTTAGTTTCTACATCTTCTTCAATAAATTCTTTCTTTCTGTGCATTGCCATACGCCGACTAGCTCCATTAGTGCGAGGTCGTTAGTTTCGTATCCCTTGGCTTTTCTGATTTCGTTGAGAGTGCCGATAAGCGTTTTCTTGTTATCAACAGCCATCATTGCTTCGAACATAACAAAGCGATCATCAGTGATGCTCCGTTCCTCGTCTGGCACATTCGAATCGTCATGATCATTTTTTTCTTGGTTTGGCTGGTGGTCATCACCATACCCAAACGGCTGATCTTTAAAATCCTTCAAAATGACTTCAAGCTCAGATTCACTAAAGCCAAGAAGGTCAATTTCGAAGTCATCAACAAGCTCATTAATGTTGACGGCAAGAAGGTCCATGTCCCATTTTGAGTTTTGAGCTAGTTTGTTGTCTGCGATGACGTAAGCCATTTTTTGAGCGTCTGTCAGTCCAACCAAAATATAAACAGGAACCTTTTTCATTTTCCGAAAAATGGCAGCGTCAGTCCTACAGTGACCAGCTAGTATGTTATCGCTTTCGTCAATGATGACTGGATTAGCAAAGCCGAACTCACCAATACTTGCTGCTACTTCTTCGACCTGTTTAGTCGTGTGAATTTTCGGGTTGTTCATAAACGGCTTTAACCGCTTTGGATCGCGATAATCAAAATCGTGCGAGTCAGTAGTCATTGTCTCTCCTTAAAAAAGAGCAGATTACCGCGAACACGTAACGCATGCAGGCCATTTGGTAACCTGCTCAATGTTGGTATCAAATCAGCGTTGACCAGGGAATGATTTGGCAGCTTTCTGGTATCAAACATGCGTGTCTGCAGCTGCCGGTATCCTGATATTTGGTATCAATGGCTTTTGAAGCACCTCTCAATGAGAAGTGCTTAAAAAGCTATTTTTTGTTTGATTGCTTGTCCTCTTTGCTTGCGTTGATCTCACAAGACTTTTTTAAAATTAAGTTTCCAGATGAACCTTGTTCGGCACATGAAGTCATACCATTTCTGGCGTTTTGCTCAATGTGATAACTGGTGCATCCGCTCAATACCGTAATGGCAAAAATAAAAACTAAACGCTTCATGCCGTTGTTACTGCTCCTTACATAAACTGACTGCCTTTAGTCCGTTGTCATCAATACTCACAGTGTTTTGGCACTGTGACCCTACCGCCGCTCCGTTTTCAACATAAGCGACCGAAGTACAGCCGCTCATCAGCAGAACGGCAATACAGAACGTTAACGCTCTCATCGCTGCTCCCAGTAAAATACTGATTCAATTTTCTTCCATGTGTCATTACCGACGATTCCGTCACTGGAAAGGCCGTACTTTTCTTGAAACGCTTTCACGCTTGCTTCGGTACCATTGCCGAAAATTCCGTCAGCGTTTAAGCCGAGGTTTAGCTGTAGCTCTCGAACGTCTACGCCACGAGAACCATTTCGCACCGTCGCTCTGTCCAGTGGCGCGCCAAAAGCAAGCTTTAACGCACGTTCGAAGTCGTGCGCGTAACCAGCGATGGTTTCCGCTCTGTCAGTACCGTTAATGATTCGTCTCGCGTTAACATAATCAGGGTATTCTTGATTTAAGTAACTCGAATATGACTTGCCAGTAAATAAGCCGATCGACATTCCCATAATCGTTGCTTGTGCTGAGTAAATAGGCTCAAGTAGCAATTCTGGATGATTCAAAAGATCCAAGCCTTGCTCTAATGTTTTTATGTCAAACAAAAGCTTGCTTAGTCGTTCGTAGTTGTATTTCCATGTGACCTGAACGTCACCGCGACCATAATATGCTTTTCCGGTGATAGGGTCTGGGATGCCATATTCATGGCCAGCGCCCTTTCCGTATTCTTCTACTGGTTGCATTTGGTAGGCTGTTTCGTGGTAAACAGTGGCGAGAGTGTAAGCAAGGTAACTAAGCGGTATGCGCATTCTTTTCATTCGCAGCAGGAAATAAGCAACTATGTATCGCTCACAGCCGTTTTTCTGCTTGTCTGTCATATCTCCATTAAAGAGTGCTGCATTTACTCGCGTAGCCAGTGCTTTCTCTGAAATTGTAAAGAGCATAGGCATGCCTATTTTTTGGTATAAAGTTTGATCTTCTTCAATGACGGTCCATATTAATGTAGTTACAGAAATGTCAATAAGGGCTAGGCGTTGAATTTGAGTAGGAGTCGCCGTATGGAAGAAGGGCGATCATGCAAGCAAATAAATCAGTGTCTTCGGATACTCGAATTTGCGGAGGACAGTAGATTAACCAGTGAGGAAAGAACCATCGTGAAGGAGGCTATTTGCGAGTATTTTTCTGCCGAAGTGGTAGACAAAGTGCTTACAGAGTTGATACAAAAAAGCCGCTCTTGATATAGAGCGGCCAGCATGGGAATAAATAGCTTAAAAGTGTTACCTTGTCAATAAATTACTGGTTCATGAAGTTGTAAGCGTCGGTAAAACCAAGAGCACTGAAAATCGCGTCATTCCACAGCCCGTTAACAAGTACATCATTGCTTTTCTTAAATGCGTCTATGACAATTTTATTCTCTTCTTTGTTATATGGCTCATACATAGCCCAACCTCTTGAGTAGCAATGCTTAACAAATTTAACTGGAGTTCGTCCGTTTGATTTAGAACTAACTTGCAATACGCGCTCAAACCCAGAATCTTCGCCCTCAGTGCACGTTGTTGATGGTTCGATAAATACAACTCTAGCGCCATATTTACTTCTTTCAATGAATGCTGAAATATTTAAATAATCATTGCGGTAAACCCCATTATCTTTTACCCAATTGGCGTACTTTTCCTCTCCTAAGTCAAAATCAAAGTAAACCTGTTCAGATGCAGATTCTGTTGTTTGCTCTGCACTGTTAGCTTCCTCCTTGTTTTTTGTATCAAGAAAAAGAAGAAACGCAAGCAACAGCATGAATGCTACAACAAACTTATAAAAATTCGACCTGTCCGTTTCTTCTTTGCGCAAACATGCTTTGTACATATCACCACAAACTACACATTTGTTATTTTCATTGTTGGCTCTAACTCCACAGTTAGGGCAGTACCTAAATATGTATTTCAATGTTATCTCCAAAAATAATCCCCACATATATGGTGGGGATTATTCTGGTTAAATGTCATCTAATTGTTAGGTCGTAATTTTAAGTTAGTTTTTTGCCAACGTTATCCGCAATTTGACTTTCCCATAACCTTACTAACTCCATGATCGTTTGTGTTGCAGAGTCTATCGCGTTGCTGTGTACGTAATACGTTTTTCTTGCGATACCCATAGCCAAAGACCTTGCGGTGACAGAGCAGCCCTTTCTCGTTTTAGTACCAGGTGCGTACATCAGGTGCTCACGTAATGTTATTTTAACCAACCCTACTACAGCTTTAGTTGGAACTTTGGGATGCTTGCGTAGGATTATCTTTGACAACCTAGCCGTTATGAAATTTAACGACTTTTCATCTTCGGTGTTTGAGTAAGCATACATAGCCCAAGCGGTTGCCTCGTTACCCAATCCGGTTAGAGCGTGCGCGAAATCTAATTGATCAAAGAGAGGTTTACCGCCGCCGTTGCCAACGTCGAATTTAACCGTTTTAAGTCCTGTGCGGCCGACTTTCTCAAGCCACTTGTTACGCTGACTCATAGAAATACTCCCAGTTAGTTTCCATCACGTCTGCCTTGGCCTTATAAACCTTCTCGATCTCGTACAGGTCATAAATAGTCCAGTGTTTTGGTTCATGGTAACCTTCAAGCGTTTCAACGCGAGAAAGCCCAATACGATCAATTAACCCAACTCGATATGCCTTTACGTTTCCTGACTTGTTGCCGTTACATTCAACGCATTGACCGTGAGCATTGTCCTCTTCAAAACGAAGTTCGGGAGCAGCGCCGACGGAACGGAAGTGACCGCAAGTTAAAGGTAGATAGCGACCACAACTAACACATGGCTTGCCGCTATCCTTTAAAACGATAAATCGGTTAAATTGCTCTTGAGCTTTCTTTGCTCGGTATCCGTATTTTTTAACTTTCATGTGTAATCAATAGCCCCATAAAACCAGTAAAAAGAGCTGTAACGTAGATTAGGAAAAGATCATCTAAATGCACGTCACAACCAGAAAATGCGAGTAGTAAGTCGATTAACGCATAAGAAGCCACGGCGACTGCGCTATCCAGCGTTAGTAATGTGAAAAACAAGCGGATCATGAAAACTCCATAAGCTGGCATACCGCGTTATGGACCTCTTGTTGGTTTGCGAAAATTTGAAAAAGGGACATATTCCAAATAGTGTTGAAACAACCTTTGTAGATTCGTTCGAAGTCTTCCTGCCCCATGTTCTCAAAAGCGATTGACCACGGACGCTTTATAGTTCCGCCATTGGGCTGCACTTCTAAGTCATAAAATCCAGAGTTGATCATTACTTTGCGTCGGTAGTTCTCTGGACACTTGTACGCCTCAGTGTCACAACGTTTTTTTCTCTTCTCTTTGAGTTGAGATAGAACCAACTCGGCAATTTCAGTACCGTGTGTTTCATACATGTCCTCTCGCCCTGCCATTGAGCAGAATCTTTTTGCTGTTTCGTGCGCAGCCCAACGCTCAGGCTCACTTACCAAGTCAACCTCAGGCGACCAATACGTGAAGCCAAGTTTAAGTAGGGCAAAAAACTTCCTGTGGTGCTCTAGGATGCGATTTTGTTCGCCCTTCTTAGTCCTAACTGGTTTTAGTGATACGAGGCGACCACGCATTGATGAGGCTTTCTCCTGCATGTCTGTTGTCGCGTATTGAAGGTATCCACCAGTGCCTATCATGCCGATCAATTCATCTTTCGATTTTTTGGCCTTAACTGTCTGCATCACGAGCCTCTTTTAATAACTTCAAAACCTTTCCACCGATAGCCACAATCATTGGCGTAATGTCGATGACCTCTTCTGCTTTGTAGTCTGTAATTCGAACACTTACGATTTCCAAACCATCTTCCCCCAAGTCGTAAAAGTCGACGGTAATTTCAAGCTCATCGCCCATGAAAGACGTGTAAATTTCTGCTGATTGTTTACGCACATTTACGACTCCGTTTCTCAAAGCTAATGTGTGGTTTCGCTCGTTTCTGTAATGCTTTTAGTCGCTCAATTGCAGCGTCGATATGGACTTGATCGTCGTTTGCAGCTTTGATGCTTTGGTAATCTGACTTACTGATGCCGAACTCATTTGCAAAGTCATTAAGCATTGTGTTGGCGTTTTTTCTAGCTAGCGTCACTTCGCCCTTGTTGATGTGGAACTTGAATATGTCGTCGTATTGCTCACTTGCGATTTTTTGGTTTTCGTAACTAAGTCGATTAAGACGTTCGACAATGAATGTTAAGTCAGAAGCAATGCCCCATTTTTTTGATCCGTCATACCAGAATTTAGGAAGATTCATATTCAACGCTCCCCTTTGAGTGTTTTCTTTGTCTTTTGGATTTCAGATAGGATTCTCAAACGGCGAGCTTCTTTCTCTTCCGGTGACAGTTCTGGCTCTTTAGGTTTTGGTAGTTTTTCGATCAGGTACTTATCAATGGAGCTGCCGTCGTTAAGCTTTTCACAAATGAATTTGTAATTGCGCTTAAATGCTCGGTAAATATCGCCAACGTTACCTTTGCGTAATGTGCTTTTGCCGATCAGGTCGAACATGGCTTTTACTTCACGAGGTATCGCGTGATATTCGCACCTTGTGTATTGCTCAAGCATTGCGAATGCCGTATCTCGATCGGGTACTTTTGCGTTAGTGCCGCACCAAGAGATAAACTTTCCAACGCTTGGAAAGAAATCAGAGTCATCCTTTCTTGCCATACGCAACCCTTGTTCGATTTGACTAGGGTTGGTGATGCGAGATTCCACCAGCGCTTTTAACCAAGTTCGTTTAGCTGCGACTAAAGAGTTATTGTCTGGAAATGAAGCTCTCCAAGCTGGCGAGGCGCTTTGAAGTTCACGGAAAATATAATTAACGAACTCGCGAGTTTCGTCTGTTACCTTCTTGTCTGGAACGTTATTAGATTGGCCTTGAGGTAATTTGATGTTATGAACCGCTTTCATTAAAAGCCCCCATCAAATTGATCAGCCCAACTCTTATCGTCCCAATCAACATCGTTAGCTGGTTGCTTTTGTATTGACACTTGCCCGTTATCAATCCACGCCTGAGCCCAACTAAGTTTTGTCTCAAACTTGCTAACGCGAAATATTGAAGCTGGCGTAAGGTACTCTCGCATTCCAGCATCGTTACCCCACTTTAGGATCAAATAGTCGATGACGAGTTTTATGTCATCTTGTGAATACTTGGCTTTTAGGACGGAACGAATCGGCTTTAGATTTGATTCAACAATTCTTAAATCACGAACAACAAGATTGAATGTTTTGAATACCGCTTTTCTTCTTAAATTCAGATAACCGAGAATCTGATATTCAACATCATTAGATGTAGTCTCTGGAGTAGTCTCTGTAGTAGTCTCTGTAGTAGTCTCTGTAGAGATTTGATCAGGTTGATCACTTG